TTACTAAACATTGCAAAATATATGCTAAGGAAAAACATTGCCTGTGTACAAAAATAAACAAGGGACCAGGAGTTTAACGACATGTTTCCTCCATTGTATATATAACTTTTTTGATACCAGACTCTTCAATCAGTTCTGAACATATCTTGCATGGCTTGCTGTTACGATCAATTCCTTGATTATTAACCCTGGCTACATATAGTATTGCCCCCCTTGCATTCTGTCCAGCAGACTTAATTGCAACCTCTTCTGCATGTCGGGAGCAATGAACTTTGATTAGATCTTCTGGAATTAAGTCGGTATGATTCTTAAACTTATTATATCCATAGCCAACGACCCTTCCAGACTTGATTACGACTGCCCCGTGCTTTTTGTTTTCCTCAGATCTTTCAGCGAGGGACCGTGCTACATTAAGATACGAAACATCTTTATTGCTCAACATACTAAAACCTGTATATTCCTGTTTCAACATTCTCAATTTCTGCAGATGCAACAAGAGGAGAACGCTTCTCTTTTTCATTTCCAAAGAATGCAAAATATGAAACATACTTCATATTTTCTCTTACATAGCTTTCTGGCAACTTTTTAAAAACAACCCTAAAGCCTTTTTGCTTTAAGTAATTTTCTACAGAATTACAAAATGCAGCAGTAAAAGAGTTAATTTTGTGTGGGCCAGCGGACCAAACCTCAACGATGTTTTCATCGTTTTCTTGTGAAAGTGCTACTCCCATAGCACGCATGAAAGTTTCATAGTCATCAAAGGTTTTGGTTCCTTGCACTGCAATAATCATCTTTCTACTTCCTCTAGTTCTTCTATTATGTGAATAATGTCTGACGGAGACAAATCTTCTGACATTAGCTGATTCACTTTCTCCCTGTTGTCAAACCTCATTCCTCTTGCACTGTACCTTGTTCTGTACAGATCGCCCTTTTCGTACCAATAAGCCATTCCATTATATACACAAATGGGAAAGGTGTCAACAGTTTCTTGGAGATTTGTTTTATTTTGACTTAAAGATTTGCCCATATAAAATGCAAAAAGGGTGATTTGTATAAGGGCAATAAAAACCCAAATTGTAAAAAAGACGGCACTCATTATGTAATATTATCTAATATATCAAGCAGGTGACTGAACTGCTCGCTTGAAAGACTGAATGCATCTACTTGCTTGGCATTCTCTCTAACAATTTCTCCATCAACAACATCTGTTTCATAAAAGACATTATCATGAACCCAATAGGCTTTGTCTTCAACAACTGCAACTGTCATAGCATTCCTTTTTCTAAGTCTGTGTAATTGGCTATCTGTAAAAACAAAATTATTCTTCTGATTCTTCTTTGAATGATTCAATGATTCTATCAGCATTGATTTTATAGATAAGAAAATCATGCTCAAGCTTATAGCATTTGTTGCGATAATACTCAACCATAGCCTGTAAGGTTTGTTCATTTTCATTCATCTTTTCCCCTTCTTTGGAATAGAGAATACACTATGCTTTATTCGTTGTCAATTGTTTTTTGAAAAGAAAGTGGTGAGTCTGTCCAAATGTGCTTCTTTGCTTCTCTTTGTACGATCTTTCTTGACCATGAAAAGCCAGCGTCCCCGCCCCATGCGTCCCACATAATTCTTCCGTTTGAAGGGTTAGATGTGTTATAGAAGTCCTTACCCTTCTTGTCAACTTCGTGCCTTGAAAAAAATGAATACATGCGCTTTACAACAGACAAAGACATTGATCTTCCTGCTACAATATCGGATGCTCTGCCCCAGCCAACGGGAGTTCCAGCACCCTTTGCCTTGCCCTCTTCTTTCCATCTAAGGGCACGCTTAGCGGCAGTCACCATGCCAGCAGTTGGCTTATATGTTTCTGCCATTATTTATCTCCTTGCAAAAATGTAAAGTCTACTCTTTCTCTTCCAGTCCTATTGGCTTTATTAGCAGTTTTTGGCATATTTGAGAAGATTGCAGATAGGTCTGCTGGTACTTCGCCCTGAATTGAACTATCATAATCAACAGCGGCATCTACAGACTTTTCTTCCTTCTTGTCGTGCATTGCCTTCTCTTCGTCTTCTTCGTCTTCATGCATTGCCTTTTCTTTCTTCTTGCCGTTATAGCTCTTCTCCTCTTCTTCCTCGTCCATGTTGTGGGCCTTTGCCTCTTCCTTCATGTCGTGGTGAGCCTTCTCTAAGGACTTGAGAACTTCCTTTGCGTGTTCTAGATCTTCATTCATAGCTTTTCCTACCCTCCTCAATGTGCTCATTTTGTGACCAACAATTGTATCCGTTGGTTCTCCATCTCTGTAAACTCTAATGGCTACAGCGGGATCTTCTGGGGTTCCTGTGATTGTAAAATCAGAACCAGGAACGTTATATTTACCATTACGAATAATTCTCGTAACCTTTCCTGTCGCTCTTCCTCCGCTAGAATTCCAAGACACCATCTGCCCTACACGAACATTTTCTGCCTTACCAATTCTTTCCATCATATCATCAACAAATTCTTGTTGTTCGTCTCTGTTCATGGTTGGTTGCTCCATTCCTGTATTTACTAACCCATCTGGGATTGCCGCCAATCTACACTTAGCGTTTTCTTGTACCAAGTAGGATAGCAGCGAGCAACCCAACTTGTCATCATCCGTGTGATAATGAAAGACACAGTTTATACACTTTACACCAATAGCGGCATCTTCATTTTCTTGTGGTGGCTCATAGCCTACCCAAATTCCAGATCCTTGCTTATCAAAAGGTCCGTATTCTTCTGCGATACCCGATAATGCATCTGCATATGCTTTTTCTTGCCTAGACAGCATGTCGTACAGTTGCTGTTGATGTTTTGTTATTTTTTGAGTGTCAATAAACTGTCTCTTCTTCTTCTTTTCATCTTCATATCCAGAACCAATAGACTGTGGATAAAGATTAGGGGTGATTTCGCTTGTTACAACTTCCTTTTCCGCTGATTCCGATTCAGAGGCGTACAAGGCACGCAATTGCGCTCTAGCCGATTCTCTCGTTGTATGGCATCCAGAAACAGAGTTATCTGGTAGTTTAACAACAGCGTAGCCACTACAGCCACCGTAATTGCGTCTAATTTCCCACGGCATAGATAAATTATACCATTACTTGGTGGTTCCGCTACCCCCGAACTTCTCACCAAATATTAAAAGTATGCCAAGCATGGCCTTTTTTAACTCTTCGTCCTCTATGTTGCCTACTTCATCTAGCTTTGTACTATTTTCATTTAAACCAACAAGAACTTCTCCGTCATCATTAAAAATTACTTCTAAGAAGCCCAATTGCCAAAGCTTAAATACCGCATCGTTTACAAACTTTTCTTGTTGTTCAAGTAATTGTGGAAAAGCCTCTTGTGCCTTATCTGTAACGTAAAACAATTCGTCCTGCGTTCCCTCGCCAATTCCCATTGGCTCTATGATGCCCATGTCTATTAAGAACTTTATTAGCTCGTCATCATCTTCATCCATATATCTATTTTAACCCTTATTAGTATGTGGATGTGATTCGGTAATTGATGCCTGAGAGACAATCTTGTATTCTGAACTATAGAAAAGCGTTGAAAGTTCCTCTACTCCAGAATACGAGCAACCGCTGCCAAGACCTCCACGAATATCAGAAAGTAGGTTTTTTATTGGTCCAGTCCCTTGAACAAAAGTAGAAATGCCCTCTGCCACAGAAACCTTTCCATTAGCGTCCTTTTGTGCAGATGCTGATGCCATTCCTCTTACAACCTTCCAAGGCTGCCCATTCCTGGTTGTCCACTTTCCTGGTGCCTCTTTTGATCCCGCAATCATAGATCCAACCATTACTGCATCTGCTCCTGCGGCAAAGCATTTAACCATGTCTCCGCTATTACGAATGCCACCATCAGCGATTATGGAGCAGTCTGTAAAGTTTCTTTCGGAAACATCCAATATTGATTGCAAAGTTGGCACGCCATGACCACTAACAATCCTAGTTGTACAAAGACCACCACCGCCGATTCCAACCCTAATTGAGTCAGCACCAGCTTCAGCGAGTCTAATAAATCCTTCGGATGTGGCAACATTTCCAGCCATAATATGTGCATCACTAAAGGACAGCCGTAATTGATCTACTGCCCGTACTGCATAGTCGCCGTGACCATTTGCTGTATCGACCAAAAACATTCTTACGCCGATATCGTAAAGTTTCTTTGCTTGTGCAAGATATCCATTATTAGATGCAATAGCAACACCAAAATTAATTTTATTAGATATCAGATCTTTACACTTAGTTATTTGATCATCGTGAGACATATATCTATGAAGAATTCCAATTGCACCCTCTTCATGCAAAGCAATACACATTTCAGTGTCACATACAGTATCCATGGGGGCAGCGATTAGTGGAAGTTTTAAATCTATTTTTCTTTTTCCATGTCCTATGCTCATAGATAAATCTACATCGTGCCTTGAAGATATCGAACTTCTTTGTGGAACAAGAAGAATGTCATCAAAACAAAGAGCCTTGCCGCTATATTTCATTTTTCTCCTATATCAACTTATAACTACTCAGATATTCTTTTATCTCTGGTGTCATCTTTGGCTTTTCTTTTTCTGCAATAGCCTCTTGATTTCTATCGGCTTTAAAAGATGACCAAGTGTGTATCTCTACCTCGCCAAAAGAGTCCCGCTTTGAATGAGATATTGCATTATAAACAGATCCACACATAGCATCTGCCAAGTCTTTTGACTTCTTCCTTGGATGATCTACCTTATTATTTGATACAATGCGTAATTCTAGCAGTTCCTCTAACAATAGTTCAACATGTGGGGCAGCAACTCTTTCTTCATAAAACAACATAGCTAAATCCTCATAGTGTTTCTTTGCTACAGAGAGAGTTTCTGTTTTGATTCCTACGCTATTCAGATCACGCTGAATATCAAAAGACTGCCAACGGTCAAAGGATACCAGTCCAAGATTGAATCCCTCACGACGCAAACTAATAATCCAATTTTTTACCTCAGAAAGATCTACTGGCCCCTCTCTGCGTGGTTCCCACCACGCTATTGCATCTACTACAACAAAAGGAACAACTTGCGTATATTCATTAAACGTTTGTACCTCTACCCACTTTTCTACATGAGCGATTGATACCGCACACTTGTCGTGCTTTTGTGCAAGGTCGGCATGAACATAATATGTAATGTTTGGGTCGGGGCTAAAACTTGGATCAAATCTTCTAAATTGATCCACAGGGTTACGGAGTGCTAAACATTTTTCTATCTTATCTCTTGATTTAAAGAATGCGTCAGAAGAAACGCTGGGCATACACGCGAATCTCATCATTGCGTCTGCTGGATCTGTATAGAATGCCAACTTAAAATCTTCAATCGACCTTGTTGGGTTTACTTCCCATGTCGGTCTTTTAAGTGCATATACCCCTGGGAATTTATACGACTCAATAGTATCTTCTTCCCATTCAATATCAAAGGTATTTCCTGGATCATCTTCTGGCAACGCAGGATTAAGAACAAAGGTATGCTTTTTGTGTTGAGTTTCTTTTTCAGCAATAACATCTTCGTATCTCTTCGATATAAAATCGCCTTTGTATCTAGGGAAAGACAAAAGAACAACCTTCCCATAATCTGGGAAACGAGAATCAACGGAGCCACGGAACGCTTTATAAATAGCTTCACCAGTCTTTGCATTTTCATTACCACTAACAGACTCTGAACTAAATCCAGAGATCTCGTCAAGAACTGCAAGCATCAAGTTTAGTCCCTCATGACTTTCTCTTTCTGAGTGACCAGAATATACGGTTATTGCTTTATCGAACTCAACATTATCCACCTTTGCATCATATCTTCCAGCAAACCAGGGGGATTTATCAATCTTGTTCTTGAACCCCTTAAAGAAGACATTCTTGGCCTGCTGTGCGTTAATGGCAATATTGATAATATCAATGGCATCTCCAGGGGGCTTACCAAAATATGAAGCGGGATCTTTTAAGCAAAGAAGCTTATATACAAGATAAGCACAGCCGACGGTAGAAGTATGGTCCTTTCCCGATCCCTTACCAAGTTGCAGAATAACTTCTGATTTAGTGTACTTTTTATAGTGTTCACTTCCCTTTTCTTTCCCCATAATTATTTGTAAATCTTTTTCTTTATAGATCTGACTCATACATTCTACAAGAGAATATTGATAATGAGATAGTTCTGGCTGCCCAAGAAAGTCGGAAGATCTTACAAATGTTTCTACATCTACTGGATTTTGATCAAAGGGGTTGTCGTCAAGAGCCTCAATAAAATCAGAAAAATCAATTGTCAACTATGATCA